CCACGGTCCTGGTCGTGTGGAACGGTCGCGGTAGTCGCCTGATCGACGCCCGGGCCGCGCAGCGGATGCAGACCGGCGCGGAGAAGGTCGACGAGACCATCCTGTGGACCGTCTACGGATCGCCCGAGCGCTTCATCGCGCGCCCCTGCATGACCCATGGCGGCATCACGCCGATGCCGGTGCACTTGGAGGCCCCGACGCTCGAAGGCCTGCGGGCGCAGCTGCCGCGCGGCCTGACGCGCACCGATCGGCTGCCCGACGATGCGCCCGTTCTGATCGAGACCTGGGAGTAAGTCGCTCTAGCAGATGCTATGGCAGATGCTATGGCAGACGCCCTACACCCAGGTTTCGAGGATGACCGGATCGTCGGCCGGCTGACGGTCCAGGCGCGTGAGCCCGTTCGGCAGCATGAGGCGCAAGCAGTCGAGGGTGTGCGCCATCAGGTGCATCGGCAGTCCCGAGGTCTTCGGCCGGATGACGTACGGGCGCGCGACGAACCAGTCGGGAAAGTCGCGCGGGTGCTGGTAGATGGTCCAGATCAGCAGCTGACCCAACGACGCCGCCGACTGCTGCAGCTGCTCGGCGTAGTGCGGATCGATCGCGATGCTGCCCTTCATGCGGCACCAAACGCGGGATACGCTTTCCACTCGCGGCCGTCGAGTTTCGAGCCGCCCTTGCCGACCGGATCGTGTATTGCGACCCACTGCGTGCCGGTGGTGTCGGCTGGCGCTTCGTGAAACAGCGGATTGTTGTAAGCGATTCCCCACTGTTTGAAAAACAGCGGCACCTTCTGCGCGACGCACTGATCGCGGACCTCGCGCGCCCAGTCGGCCTGCATCGGCCGTGCGCCTGGACCTGACTCGCCGCCGAGAATGACCCAGTGAATCCCGGTCAAATCCATCGGACCAACGCTATCGATCAAAGGCTCGATCGAGAGAAAGCGGATGGTCGCCGGCACCGCTCGCAGGGTCGCGATCCGATGCACGCAGTCGGCACGCTCGACCGTGGCGCCGATCCACACGTTCGGCGGGAATTGGGTGAACTCGCCATGGAAGCTGCGGCAGCGTTCCAAGAATGGCGCGATGTTCTCGGGCCGTTTGGTGAGCACCTGATACTGGTGTCGGGTATTCGCCATGATCTCGAGCGCTTCGCGGCGCCACTGGTCTTTCGCGCTTTCGTGGAAAAAATCGCTCATGGAATTGACGAAGATCAGCGACGGCTTTTTGATCTTGAGCGGCTTGACCATCGCCGCGGCCGTCGCCTGATTGATGCGACCGGTCCAGACGGGCGACTTGTTCACCACCTTGACCACGCCGTGGTAACTCTCGACACCAAACTCCTGCAGCCGCTGCGCCGTGCGCATTGCGTAGCAGTTCGTACACCCGGCCGAGTGGATCGTGCAGCCGACAAAGGGATTCCAGGTGTGCTCGGTCCACTCGATCCCGGTGGTGCGCGTCGATTTTTCGTTCTTCATTGTGCTAGGCTCCATGTCGTTTAGGTAACTCGAAAGCCGCGCTGGCCTCCACCAGTCGCGGCTATTTTTTTCCCTCGAATCAGGATCAGTTCAGATCCCGACGCGCCGCCGCCGGCGCTTCCAGCTTCTTGCCGTTGATCGCCTGCAGCACCGCGGCGATCCGCAGATCCCGCGCATCGATCACCGCCTGCATCGACTTTTTCACGTCGTCGCCCTTGGTCTCGGCCATCGCCCTTCGCTGCCGCGTCTGCGTTGCCTTGAGCGCCGCCAGCGTTCCTTCGAGACCGCGACCGATCAGCGCCATGGTCTGCACCGGCATTTGTTCCTCGGCTTTGGCGCCGATCGGCATCACGATAAAGAGCGCGCCCGGCTCGCCCAAAAACGTGATGACCACCGGAGTCTTTTCTCCCTCGCCGACGAATGGCGTCAGACCCTTGCACTCGAATTTTGCACCAATCACCGCCGCTTGCTTGACGTACTCCGCCGCCAAGCTGTTGCCCGAGAGCGCGGCGCGTTCGCCGCCGGTCAGCACCGAGCCGGCCGCCTCGATCACCTTCTGATACTCGGGGAACTTGCCGTCGACTACGCGCATCCGGAAGGTCGCGAAATCTTCGCGATCCTTGACGATCGCGTAGCCATGTCCAGGCGCGTAGCCGATCTGCACCAGGTCGGAGACTTCATCGTCGGGACCGGACTTCGTTTTCGCAAGCACGCCGAGCGCCAGGGCGAGCTCGTCGCGCGGCAGGATCACGCCCGCCGTCAGCCAGTTGTTCAGCACCTGGTCTTTTTCGGCCGGCGTCGAATGCAGGAGCAGCGTGTGCCCGTTGGTCGCGACCGCGCGGATTTCCTTCTGGTGCGAGATCAGGTACACGCCCACCAGATTCGCGCGCACTTCCTTTTTCGGCGCGACCATCAAACAGGCCTCGAGCACCGAGCGGCGAAACGTGAGCCAGGAAATATCCTTCGGCGATTCGACCACCTTCTTGCCCTCCACGACCGACGACGCCGGCGCCGGCAGCGCCTTCATGGTCGGCGGTAGCAGTCCGCCTTGGATCTCCAGCAGCCGCGCCTTGAGGCTCGCGACTTCGTTGCGCGATTCGGCAAAATGCTTGACGCGAATCTGGAACTCGTCTCGCAGCGCGCTCGCCGCCGACTTCGTTTGCACCAGCCGCCAATCGTCGATGACGTCCAGGCCTTTGGCGCGGATATCCTCGTACGCTTTGAGGTCGCCCGCGTTGCGGCGGTCGGCTGACTCCAGCATTTTCAGCAGTTCCTCGACCTTAGTAAACGAGCCGAGCGAACGGACCACGCCCGCAAGGTCCGCAGGCCTGATGGCGAAATCGTTCTGGATATCGGCCAGGTCTTTCGCGGTGAACTTCGCCCGGATCGCCGCCGCCTTCACGGCAATAGGATCGGGCTTCGGCGCTTTGGCCGACTTCTGTTTTGTCGATTTCATAGGTAACTCGTCGTTTTTTATCGATGCGAAATCCGCATCCCGCAGCACCCTCGAAAAGCCGAAGGCGCTGCAGGCTGCTTACATCCGGCTCTTACTCGGATCGGCCGCGTTCACGTGTGGCGCGATGCTCAGCGCGCCCGAGTCGCTGTCGACGTATTGAAAGATCGACACCGTCCAGCCGTCGCGCTCCCAGGTTCGCACCTGGTCGCGAAACTGCGCGCCGAACCCGTTCTGCATGGGCAGCGTGCCGGACGTCGTCGGCTTGCCCCACTTGCGCGTCGCCGCCGCCGCGATCGTGTCGAACTGGTAAGGCTTAAATTCGACGTCGATTCGCTGCACCGTTCCGTCGGCCGCGATCGTGACTTTGGAAAAGACCGTGAGCCCTTCGAGCTCGGTGGCTCCGGTCGGCTCGTCGACGCCGAGCGCGGCCAGCTTGCCCGGGGAGTTCCACTCGCCGAGCGTCACGCCCTTGAAGTCAAGGGCCATCGCCGGTTGCACCGCGAGCAGCGCAACCAAAACCGAAATACGTATGTTCATGTCAACTCACTCCGCCTGGATTTGGACAAAAAGGGGTAACGTCAGGTTGTCGGCCGTCGGCGCGACTTCCCGAGGGACGTACGTCCACACGACCGGTGGCTGGATGAGCGACGCGCCCAGGTCGAGATCCAATTGCTGCATTTCCTGAATGCGGGCATGGAGCTCGATCAGCTTGCGAATCGACGTGTACGCGGTGTCACACATGAAATTCCTCCTTGTTGGCGGCCATCCCGCAGCACCCTCGAAAGCCGGAGGGCGCTGCGGGCTGCGTTCACGCCTTGGTGTAGACGTTCAGCGCGACAGAAACGTCGCCGACCTTGATCGCGCCGCGCGTGCTCGCGACGATGATCGTTTTCCCGCTCGAGCTCGGCCCGAATCGCTTGCTCAAGTCGATCGTGATCGTGAGGCTATTGCCGCTCACTTTCGTGGTGACGTTGTCCATAGGTAACTCCATCTTTTTTCCGATGCGAAATCCGCATCCCGCAGCACCCTCGAAGGCCGAAGGCGCTGCAGGCTGCGCTTTACGCGCTCTGCATGTTGGCCGTGATCGCCTTGATCGCCTGGCGCGCTTCGGCCTTGACGGTCGACGATTTCGACGCCGCGAGGATCTGGTTCTGGCGCGTGATGTGGGCTTTGTAGGCGGCCATCGAGCGGACCTTGGCTTGTGCGGCGGTCGGCTTCACCGACTTGACGGCGACGGTGGATTTGGCTGAGGTCTTGACGGTCTTTTTGCTGCTTTTCATGTGGGACTCCGGTTTAGGTAGATAGTGCTTGTTCCGAGGTAAGATAATAGCAGCAAAAAGAAATGAAAACGTGTGCTAAATCAACAATCTAGCTATTTCTGCTGCTTTTATTTGGCGTTGGGATTCTTTACCCCTGGGAAGGGCGCCGTGTGGGACTTTTGTCAGCTGCTAGAATCCGCCGAAAACCGCCTGGGACGCTCTGAGGCGGCACTTTGCCGATGGGGCGTTGGGTTGGTATGCCCGGCATGCCGAACGCCGTTTAAAAGGGGATCAAAATTGACCGCTGAGTTAACAGTGTGGGGCTCTTTTGGTGGGGAAATGCTTGACAAACCGCTAGCGCCGCAAATGGCGCTGGTACTGTCGGCCGTGCGGCAATTTCCAGGCGCAACGCTCTACGAGCTCTCGCTGCATGCGCTGATTCCGCGTCCGATTCTCTCGCGACGTCTCGCGGATCTCGAGCGCTCCGGTCACGTCGCTAAAGACACGCTGCGCGGTTACCATGCAGTCCCGATCACACCGGCGGATTTCCCGCCGCACGGATCGGAGCTCCACATGCAATGGGAACACGTCAACGCCATGACCTTCGAGAGCGCGACGCATCGAGTGCGCAAACTCGGCGATCACTGGTTCGCCGAACGCAAAGCGGATCCGCCGGTGCACGCGGCCAAAATCGGCGGCTCGTTCGACACCCAGGAAATCGCGCAGTCCGCTTGCGAGGCGGACGCGTATCGCGTCGCGAGCGGTCGCTGATGGATAACCGCATCAACGGCAACCTGCGAAAGTTGGCAGGTCACCTCCACTACGACGATGGAAATTTGACCATCGATCCGACCGGCGCATTCCGCACGCTCACGATTTACGGCATCAAATATTCGGTCGAGTTCTTCCGCTTCTTCGGCGAGGCATCGATCGGAAAACACTTCGAATTGATCGGTCGCGCCGGCGGCAATGTGACGATCGCCGAAATCGACCTGTTGCACGTCGACGGAGACGGCTAGTGGCGTCTGTCGCTCTTGTCGAAATTCCCTGCCAGCAATTGAACGAGTCGGCCGAGCCGACGCAGCTGCAGATCGACACGGCTCGCTGCACGCGCTGCATCGCCGAGCTCCAGGGAATTATCGCTCGAAAAAACCAGCTCATTTTCGAGCTCACCGCGCAGCTGCTCGAAAAAAAGACTCAAAAAGACTCCCACCTGAATGGCTAGCGTCACCTGCGAATTGCCGTGGCCGCCGTCGGCGAATCACGCGTGGCGTGCAGTCGATGGAAAAGTGCATCGATCGGAGCCGTATCGCGACTACAAAAAAGCAGTCGGCGATTCGGTGCTCGAGCAACGTGTGCGACGTCACTGGACGACTGATCGGCTCGCGATTGGTCTCGTGTTTTATCCACCCAATGCGCGCACGTTCGATATCGACAATCGCGTCAAGACCGTGCTCGATTGCTTGATGCACGCCGGCGTGATCCTCGACGATCGATTCGTCGATGTGATCGTGTTGGCACGCGGCAGCGTGCAAGCGCCACACGGCGCAGTGCTCGCGCACATCCAAGAACTGTCGACGCTCGACGTGCAGTTCTCAGCAATCGTTGATGCGCTGACGCCAACACGTCGCGACGCGCGCGCGTATGATCGCGGCGTGACGATCGATCGATAGCAGCAACTGTTCGACTGTTCAATCTATGCCGACGATGCCGAAGATCCACCGACCACCAGGTTCGGTAATCACACCAACGCTGCGCGCGCTGTTCGATCGACAACGACGCGGCACGCGCACCGATCAGGGCTACGGCAACCGCTGGCTACGCGCGCGCGCGCGGTGGCTCAACGATCATCCGCTCTGCGTGTTCGACGAACGTCGCGGTCTATACGTGATCGCCAACGTCGTCGATCACATCATCCCGCACCGCGGCGATCAGGTTCTGTTCTGGGATGAAGACAACTGGCAGTCGCTGTGCACCTACTGCCACAACAGCACCAAGCGGCGCATCGAACTCGCGCAACGTCGGCTCGACGAGCTCGCGGCGCTGGGGCGCGTCCACGGTGGCGGCCCTGGGGGGGTTAGAACTAGAAAAGCGATCCTTGTGGAAGCGCGTCCTGTGGCAAATTTTTGGCGTCGCGAAATTGGATAGGGGGGGGGTCGATCAAATTGACGGGGCGGGGTCGTGGTAGCGGGCCGAAAGCCGAAACCCAGCTGGCTCAAGGTGGTCACTGGCAATCCCGGCAAGCGCAAACCCAACCTCTCTGAGCCGATCCCGACGCAAGGGATTGGTCCGCCGCCTGAATTCGTGGGCAAGTCAGCCGACGCGATGCGGGGCGTCTGGCTCGAGATGGTCAACGCGGCACCAGCTGGCCTGCTCACGATCCTCGATCGCTCGATCCTCGAAATTTTCTGCCGCGCAAAGGTGCGCTACCTCGAGGCCTGCGAGAAGTTGGACACCTACGGCCCGGTGATCAAATCGCAGGTGCAGGGGGTGTGGCAGCAGTCGCCGTACTACTCGATCATGAAGGCCGAGGCAAAAATGATGCACTCTTGCATGGTCGAAATGGGCTTCAGTCCGTCGTCGAGGTCGCGTGTCAGCATCGCCCAAAAGCGCAAAGGCAAGTCGGAAACCCCGTTCGACGATCTCAAGGAGCTCGGGGACTAAAGACTATATCCTCACGGCGATCGCGTACGCCGAGGATGCCATTGACGATACCCGCGGCGAGTGCTACGGAAAGTGGATCCGGCTGGCCGCGAAACGCTTCATGCGCGACCTCGCCGCCACCCAAACCAAGCGGCCGCCGTTCCTCTGGTCGGCCAATTCCGCGATCAAGGCCTGCAAATTCATCGAGCGGCTGCCGCACGTCGAGGGCACGTGGTCGACCGAAACGATTTGCCTCGAGCCGTGCCAGTGCTTCTTCGTCGTGCAGCTGTTCGGCTTCCGCCGCCACGACGGCGCGCGCCGCTTCACCACGGCGCTGTTCAGTGTCGCGCGCAAGAACGCCAAGTCGAGTCTCGCGGCGGCGATCCTGCTGTACGTGTTCTGCATGGAGCCCGAGCACGGCCCGCAGGTGCTCTCGGCCGCGACCACCGGCGACCAGGCGCGCATCGTGTTCAGCATTGCGCGGCGCATGGTGCTGCAGAACTCCGGATTGCAATCGAGCTTCACGCTCGAGGCCTTCGCGAACTCGATCGTGCGCTACGAGGCGGGCGGGATCTTCCGGCCGATCAACTCGAAGGCCTCGACCCAGGACGGATTGAACCCGTCGGCGCTCGCATTCGACGAGCTGCACGCGCACAAAACCCGCGACCTCTTCGACGTGCTGCGCTCGGCCGCCGGCGCGCGCCGCGACCCGCTGTTCTTGTACACCACGACGGAGGGCTACGAGACACCCGGACCGTGGCCCGAGATCCGCCACTACGCACAGCAGATTCTCAACCGCGTGCTCGAGGGCGATCACATGCTGGTGATCTACTACGCGATCGACGATGACGATGACGACTTCGATCAGTCGAAGTGGGTCAAGGCCAACCCGATGCTCGGCGTCTCGGTCGCGCTCGAGAAAATGCAGGAGTATGCGAGCGAGGCGCGCTCGCAGCCCGGCGCGCTCTCGGAATTCCAAATCAAGCGGCTCAATCGGCGTGCATCCGCCGCCACCGGCTGGGTGGACCTGCGGCGCTGGCGCAAATGCTCAGGCCCCGTCGATCTCGACGCGCTGGTCGGCTATCCCTGTTGGGGTGCGCTCGATCTCGCGAGCACGCGCGACATGAACGCCTGGCGCTTGCTGTGGCTGAAGGACGATGTGTACTACACGTGGGGCCGCTATTGGGTTCCGGCGCTCGCCGTGCAACAGCGCACCGAGCGCCGATCGGTGCCGTACGCGGGCTGGGTTTCGGCCGGTTTTTTGACGCAAACGGAGGGCGACGTCGCCGATTATCGAGTGATCCGCGACGAAGTTGTCGCCGATTGGGAGCGCTTCTCGCCGTCCAAAGTAGCGTACGATCCGTGGAACGCGACGCAGCTGGCGCTCGAATTGGCCGAGGCCGGCATCGAGATGGAGAAGTTTATTCAGGGCCCGCGATCGTACCAACCCGCGATGCAGGCCTGCGAAATCGCCTACGTTTCGGGCAAGCTGCGGCACGCAGGGAACCCGATTCTTTTGTGGAACGCCGCTAACCTGGTGCCTCGCTATGACAGCAATCGCAACTCAGCACCCGACAAAAAACGCAGCGCCGAAAAGATCGACGGCATGGTCGCGCTCCTGATGGCGTTCGGGCTGTCAGCGGCCGAGCCCGGCGACGAAGACGCGGCCGGCTTCTTCGGCCAGGCGATCGTCGGATGAGAACCGCCGCGCAGCCTGCTTGGCGGAAAAAGACCGCCGAATTTTTCAATAGCTTCTTCGACTACGGCGGCGGCGCGCTGTCGGGCGGCTTCTATCCGGTCGCCGCCGGCGGCCAGGCGCGGCCACCGGTCAACGCCGCTCGAGCGGGCACCGGGCAGATCATCACGCCGAACGCGGCGCTCGCGCTCGCTACCGTGTGGTCATGCGTGTGGCTGATCGCCGACACGATTTCGACGCTGCCGTTCATCCTCAATCGAAAGGGCCCGGGCAACGTGACCTTCGGCGAGCCGGCGCTCGACGTGCCGCTGTACACGGTGTTGCACGACCAGCCGAATCAGAACATGTCCTCGTGCAGCTTCTGGAAAGTCATGATCGCGTCCGAGCTGCTGTGGGGAAACGGCTACGCGAGGAAGACGCTCAACAGTCAGAACCAGGTGATCAACATCGATCCGATCCGTCCGGAGTATGTCGTGCCGTATCGGCTCGAGATCCCGAACACGAACCCGAAGCAGTACGAGATCCGCTACAAGTACTACTCGCCGCTCGAGACGCAGGACTTTCCCGCCAATCAAATTTTCCACTGGCGAGATCGCACCATGGACGGCCTGGTCGGCCTCTCGCGCATCGAGTACGCGCGCAACTCCCTCGGGATCTCGAAGGCGGCCGACGAAGCGACCTCGCAGGCCTTCAAAAACGGGATGCGCACCGGCGGCTTCATCCAGTCGGAAAAGTACTTGAAGAAAGAGCAGCGCGACATGCTGCGCGACGACCTCAAAAAATTCACGATCTCGGGGCCGGAGTCGGGCGGCCTGATGGTGCTCGAGGGCGGTCTCGACTTCAAATCGATCACCATGAACCCGCAGGACGTGCAGCTGCTCGCCTCGCGACAGTTCTCGGTCGAAGACGTGTGCCGCTGGTTCAGCGTTCCGCCGGTGCTGGTCGGGCACGCCGCCGCCGGCGTCACGGCCTGGGGCTCGGGCATCGAGCAGCTGCTCTTGGGCTGGCTGTCGCTGTCGCTGCGTCCGTACGTGCGCGGGCTCGAGCAGGAGTGCGGCCGCTCGCTGATCGCCACGCCGCAGAAATCGTCGCTGTATCTGACGATCGACACCGACGATCTGCTCGGCGCCGACTCGGCCGCGCGCTCCGCGCTCTGGTCAACGCTCTCGCAAAACGGGATCATGACCCGCAACGAGATCCGCGCCAAAGAGGATTTAGCCCCGATGCCGGGCGGCGACATTCTCACCGTGCAATCGAACTTGGTTCCGCTGGAAAAGCTGGGTGAGACGCCGCCGGCGCCGACACCGCCGCCGCAGCACATCTTCAACTTTCCGCCGATCGGTCAGCCCAAGGAAACGCCGCCATGAAGCTCAAACATCGCCAGGTCCCGTTCCTGTTCAAAAAGATCAAGGACGATGGCACCTTCGAGGGCTACGCCTCGACGTTCAATAACGCGGACCAGATGCGCGACGTTGTCGTGCCGGGCGCGTTCGCCGCATCGCTCGCGAAGTGGAAGACCGACGACGCCATGCCGCCGATTCTCTGGCAGCACGACAGCCACTCGCCGATCGGCTACACGACCGACATCGCCGAAGACGGCAAGGGCCTGGCCGTCGCGGGCCAGCTGCTCATCAATGACGTGCAGCAAGCGAAAGAGGCGCACGCACTCGCCAAGGCGAAAGTGGTCCGCGGCCTGTCGATCGGCTATGACCCGGTCACCGAGGAATACGACGGCGCGACCAACGTCAATCGCCTGATCGCGCTCGATCTGTGGGAGTACTCGTTCGCGACGTTCCCCGCGAACACCGAGGCGACCATCACATCGGTCAAATCATTATTGGCGGCCGGCAGCTTGCCGTCGCTCGCAGACTTCGAAGATTTCCTGCGCGAGGCAGGGAGTTTTTCTCGAACCCAGGCCAAAGCGATCGCCAGTCGCGGCCTGCGGGTTTTGCTGGAACAGCGTGATGCTGACGGGGCAAACATCGACTCGAAAGAGACCGATGCGATCCTGGCGATGATCCGCGACAACCCCCTCAAACTCTCGTAAGGAAATCCCCTCATGTTCATTCCCCAGGCTCGAAAAATTATCACGCGCGGCGTGCTCGATTGGGACGGCAACGTCCTCGAACAAGATTTCTACTGGTATCGCGGCAAGCTCGCGCTGTGCGACGCCCCCTCGGGCGAGGCGCTGCGCGCCGCGATCCGAGAGGCGCTGACCGCACACGGCGCAGAGATCAAAGCCGTGCTCGCCAAGTACGACGACGATTTCAAAAAATTCGGCAGCGTGCAGGACGGTACGAAAGACGCGATCGCTAAGCTCAACGCCGACGGCGCGAAAATCGTGGCCGACCACGCGAAGGCAGTTGAGGAAAAGCAGGCGCTCGACCGGCGCATTCTCGATCTCGAGCAGAAGCTGCTGGCGCGCGGCCCGGGCGGCGGCGGAAGCAGAGGCAAGAACGCCGGCGAACTATTCATCGAGTCGACCGAGCTCAAGGAGTTCGCGCCGAAGGGCCGCAGCGCCAAGGCCACGAGCGCGCCGTTCAAGTTGAAGACGATCACGAGCATCCCGTTATCGGGCGGCGGCGGCATCATTCCCGAGTACTTGCCGGGCGTCGTTGTGCCGAACTTCATGCCCTTGACCGTGCGGGATCTGCTGGACGTCGGCACTACCGAGTCGAATCTCATCGAGTGGGTGCGGGAATTGGTGTTCACCAACGCGGCGGGGGTCATTTCCGAAGGCGCCCTCAAGCCCGAGTCGAACCTGACCTATGAGCGGTTGAATGTGCCGGTCGAGACGATCGGGCACTGGATCAACGCATCGAAGCAGGTCCTCGCGGACTTCAAGCAGCTGGCGACGCTGATCAACGGCCGCATGACCTTCGGCCTCAAGCTCGCCGAGGAACAGCAGATCCTCATGGGCGACGGTGTCGCGGGCAACCTGCAGGGGATCGTCCCGCAGGCAACGGACTATAGCGGCGCGCACGCGGCCGAGTACGACACCCGCATCGACGTGATTCGCCACGCGATGCTGCAAGTGCAATTGGCCTTCTATCCGACCACGGGCATTGTCATGAGCCCGACCGACTGGCACTCGCTCGAACTGACGAAAGACACGCTGCATCGCTACATCTACGCGAGCCCTGGCATGGCCACGCCGGCGATGCTGTGGGGTGTGCCGGTGGTGCAGAGCTATTCGTTCGAGCCGGGCGACTTTTTGGTCGGCGCGTTCAAGTTGGCCGCCACGCTGTTCGATCGCGAAGAAGCGCAGATCCTGGTATCGACGGAGAACCAGGACAATTTCATTCGCAACATGGTCACGATTCTGTGCGAAGAACGCTTGGGGCTCGCGGTCACGCGGCCGGCGGCGTTCGTCTATGGATCGTTCCCGGCGGGCACCAGCAACACGTAAGGCTCAAGGCGCGGGCGGCGTGTGCCCCGGCACGCCGACCCACAAGCTAAGCGCGGTCCCGGGGCGACCTAAAAAACTGTACGTATCGTTAATTCGGAGTCCATCCATGCCGCAGTGTCGAGCGCTGAAAACATTCAAGGGTCGTTACGGGCTGCTCCGGAGCGGCCAGATCTTTTCGGCGGAGAAGGGCTACGCGGACGCGCTCAAGCAGAAAAGCATGATCGTGATCCTGCCCGATGATCCGCAACCGCAGCGCGTCCAGGCCTTCCAGCGTGCGCCGCTCACGCAGCACGCCGGGGCGCCGTCGGCAAGCCCGCCGCCGCCGGTAGCCCAAGACATGGCGGGCCCCAAGGACGATGGCAAGGCGAGACCGTCTGCATCATCGCGTCGGGCCCCAGCCTCACGCCGCAAGACGTCCTCACGTCACGAGCGTGCCAGCGCACCATAGTCGTCAACACGAGCTTTCGCGCCGCGCCATGGGCGGACGCGCTCTATGCTTGCGACGATCAATGGTGGATCCACTATTTCCCCGAGATCGCGACCGTGTTCCATGGCGAGAAGTGGACCGTGTCGGCGCGCGCCCGCGATCAATTCGATTTGCACTGGATCTATGGCATGGACAAGCCGGGCCTGTCGACGAACCCGACGATGATCCACACCGGCAAAAATTCCGGTTACCAGGCGATCGGCCTGGCCGCGCTGTTCGGTTGCACGCGCATCCTGCTGCTCGGGTTCGATTTCCAACGCAGCGGCGGCAAGACGCACTGGCACGGCGACCATCCGCGCGGCCTGGGGAACGGCGGCATGTACCCGACCTGGGTCGCGGCCATGAACAAGCTCAGCGTCGATCTCGAGGCCGCCGGCGTCACCGTCATCAACTGCTCGCCCAAGACCGCGCTACAGTGTTTCGCGCGCCAACCGATCGGAGACTGCGTATGAAATTGCTGAACACCAGCGTCGGACACCGCGAGCTCGATGAGGTCCTGGCACAGGAACTCGTGGTGCGGATCCGCCTCTCGCGCGTGTTTGTGTTTCGGATCTGGCTCGGCGTGCGCCTGGTGCGCTTCGGCATGTGGGTGATCGGCGGCCGCGTCGAAGTGCTGGACGAGTCTTGAAAAAGTATCCGCAAATACTTTCCGAAGACCAAACCCTCGAGCTCGCGGCCACGCGCTCGATCGCGCGCTTCGGCGACGGCGAGTGGCGCTGCGCGGTCGAGAACGGCTGCACGTCGCAGCGCTTCGATGCCAATCTCGCGCGCGAGCTCCAAATGATCGCGCTGCACCCCGGGGATTGCATCGTGTGCCTGCCGAACATCTTCAACGGCTGCCCGCGCAAGGAGCAGTGGCTGCGGTACGCGGAGGAACGCTACGTCAAGTACTGCGGCGCGGCCGTCTATGGCAGCGCCTTCATCACGCGGCCCGATAACGCGCCGTGGATCGACACGCCGAAATATTGGGACCAGGTCCGCGACCTGTGGCGCGGCAAGGACGTGATCCTCGTCGTCGGCGATAAAAAATCGATCACCGTCGAAATGCTCGAGGGCGAGGCGCACAGCGTCACCACGGTCTCCGGGTCGCGCCAGCATGCGTATGCGGAAATCGATCTGCTCGAGCGCGAGGTCGAGGTCCTGGCCTCGGGCCTCCACGATCGCATCGTGCTGCTGTGCCTGGGCGCGACGGCGACCGCGCTGGCCTATCGGCTCTCGTGGAAGGGGATTCACGCGCTCGATCTCGGTCACATCGGGATGTTCATGCGGCACGCCGGCGCGTACCTCTACCAGGTCAACGATCTGACCAGCGCGCCGTACCGGCAGCAGCTGGCGCAGCTGCATCGCAAACGCAGCTGGGGCGCCGACGGCGCGAAACATGCCGAGGCGGTCGAGGCCTTCGCGACCGGTCTCGAGGCCGAGACGTTGCTCGATTACGGCTGCGGCGAGGCGAAGCTCGCGGCCGCGCTGCCGGCGTTCCGGTGGCAGAACTACGATCCCGGCGTCATGGCGCACGCGAAAATGCCCAAGCCCGCCGACCTGGTCGTGTGCACGGACGTGCTCGAGCACGTCGAACCCACCAAGCTCACCGCGGTGCTCGATCATTTGTGGCGCCTCGCCGCGCGCGCCGCCTACTTCGTGATCTCGACCAAGCCAGCGAACGCAGTCTTGCCCGACGGCCGCAACGCCCACCTGATCGTCGAGCCGGCCGACTGGTGGCTCACCGAACTGCGGCGCATCGGCTGGTCGGTCGAGGGTGCGCAGGCCACAGGCAAGGAGCTTCGCGTATGGCTGCGCAAGACGTAAAACGCGTGACCGTGCTCGGCGGCGGCTGGTCCGCGAGCCAACTCGATTTGCGCAAGCTGCCCGGCTTCGTGATCGCCGTGAACGATGCGGCCATCTATGCGCCGCGCGTCGACGCGGTCGTGTCGATGGATCGGATCTGGACCGAGCGGCGATTCGGCTCGATATCGCGGTTTGGCAAACCCGTTTGGCTGCGTCGCTCGACCATGAAGAACGTCAAGGCCGACGGCCTCGAGCACGTCCACCTGTTCGACTGCGACCACACGTCGACCACACTCACCGACGAACCCGGCTGCCTCAACGGCACGCACTCGGGGTTCTGTGCGCTCAATCTCGCCTATCAGATGCGCCCGGCCGAGCTCTACCTGGTCGGCTTCGACATGAAGCGCGGACCGAAAAACGAGGCGCACTGGTTCCCGCAATATCCCTGGGTGGAAGGCCACGCCACCGGGGATAAGCGCCTGGCCGAGTGGGGCGCGCAGTTCGACACCGCCGCCCAGCAGCTGCGCGCCGTGGGGATCTCGACGTGGCTCTGCGGCTCGAGCTCCGCCGTGCATGCGTTCGGCCGCATCAGTCGCGCCGATCTCGAGGCGACCGCGCAATGCGCCTCGTGAGGTGCCCAAAATGCAATGAAGACCGGCCAATGCCGAAGAACTGGACGCGCATGTCGCTGGCTCGGCGAGCCGCGAGGCTTTGCGTCAGCTGCGCCCACACGAAGCATGGGATGAGCAGGACGCGCCTTCACAAAGAGTGGGAGTGGATGCGCAGCCGCTGTGGCGTGACGGCGTGCTGCAACCCGTCGGCGAAAAAATACTACGTGGATCGCGGGATAAAGATTTGCGCGGAGTGGGACAGCTTCGAAACATTTGCGGCGTGGGCTCTCTCGCACGGCTATGCAGACCACCTCACGATTGACCGCAAACGTTCGAATCTCGATTACGAGCCGTCCAATTGTCGATGGGTCACCATGGAGGATAACCTTCGGAATCGAGCCGCGTGAGAAAACTCACGCTGTGTTTCCCCTATTATTGCAACGCGGGAATGCTGCGGCTCCAGTTCGAGCGGATACGGGCGTACGGCGCCGATGTGCTCGAGCAGCTGGCGGTGATCGTGGTCGACGACGGATCGCCGGACGGCGACGCACAGGGCGAGCCGATAGGCTGCCCGCTGACCATCTTCAAGATCGGGGTCGACGTGCGCTGGAACCAGGACGCGGCGCGCAACATCGCAGCGCACCACGCGACCACGCCGTGGCTGCTCCTGACCGATATCGATCACATCGTTCCACACGCAACGATGGCGGCCATCCTTGGCACCGAACGGCCGGCCAAGCACGTCTACCGCTTCGAGCGGCGCACGCTCGAGCGCGACGGCGACCTGTCGAGGTACAAACCGCACCCGAACAGCTGGCTGATGACGCGCGCCCTCTTCGAGAAGATCGGCGGCTACGACGAACGCTATGCGGGCTTCTACGGGACCGATGCGGAATTTCGCGATCGGGTGAACCAGCACGCCAAAATCGTGATGCTGCCGCAGTGGCTGATCAGGGTTCCCCGTACCGTCGTGCCCGACGCCTCGACCACCACCTACGGGCGCAAAGAGCCGATGGATGCCTTCGGCATGCCGCGCGTCACCGCGGCCCGCGCCCTCGAAGGCGCCTGGACGCCGCGCCGGCTCACGTTCCCCTATAGGAAACTTTTCGAGTCGCCGTGCTGACAACCTTTGTCTGCTGGAAGTGGACGCCGGCGCGCGGCTATCGATCGAAGTTCGGCCCGGCCACGGTCAACGTGCTGCACAGCATGCTCACGCGCCATTACCATGCGCCGTTCGAACTGGTGTGCATCACCGACGATGCGGTCGGGATCTCGCCGGATGTGCGGATCATCAAACTGTGGAGCGACTACGCGAATGTCCCCAGCCCTCACGGACGCGGAAATCCAAGCTGCTATCGACGCCTTCGAATGTTCTCTCGTGAGGCAGCTGGCTTCCTCGGTCCCCGGTTCGTTTCGCTCGATCTCGATGTCGTTATCGTCCGCGACATCACCGGGCTATTTGCTGAAGATCTCGATTTCAAAATCTACGGCGACACCGCGCGCGGCACCCCCTATAACGGCTCACTGATCCAGCACAAAGCCGGAACCCGGCCCCAACTCTGGGAACAATTCGACCCGCTGACTTCGCCGCTCCTGGGGCTCAAGGCGCACTACATTGGCAGCGACCAGGCGTGGATCGGGGTGTGCCTGGGACCCAACGAGCCGAAATTCACGGAGCGCGACGGCGTATATTCCTACCGCAACCAGATCGCGCCGCGGCATGGTGGACATCTGCCGACCAACGCTCGAATGGTCATCATGCACGGCCACGTCGATCCCTGGGAGCCGCACATGCGACGCAAGCACAGCTGGATCATGGAGCACTACCGATGAACTCACCGCGCGGCCAGTACATCTCGCTCGATGACGCCAAGTTCCAGCTGTCGATCGACCTGGGCAACACCTATTGGGATTCGCGCATCGAAGACCTGATCGGCGCCGCGATCGATTGGGCCGAGAACTTCACGCAGCGCTCGCTCGCCGAGCTCGTGGAGCTCAACTCCCCGAGCGATTCGAATCCGCAGCCCGCCCCGGACCCCAAGGACTCGCCCAGCTGGATCGATCCGTATCCCGCCGCGCTCGATGTCACCAACATCGTCAACGGCCCGGGCGTGCAGGCCTGGTACGGCTGGGAAGGCTGGACGCAGGAAACCTGGCTCGCGTATTGGGCGAATAACCCGATGCTCAAAGATCAATCGCAGCCGCTGCGCCGCGACGTCAAAGCCGCGATCCTGCTGTACATGGAGTCGCTGTTCGATCGCAACACCGACAACTTCGAACTGATCGAGACGCGCTGCGAGTCGATGCTGTTCCCGTACCGCGTCGGGATGGGCGTATGAAACTCGCGCTTGAAATTTTCGGCTACGGGGTAGGGGCGCTTGTCGTCATTGGGATCATCCTCTTGATCATCGCCGTGTTCTTCACGGACTACAGCAAATGAGCGGCTGCGGCCTGTGCGGCAAGGTCCGCGCCCACCTGCCGGCAGCGATCCGCGCGCGCCTGGCCGTCGTCGAAGCGCGCTTGCAAGCGAAGAAAAAACGGCTATCGTCTCCGTCAAACACCACCACGGCGCCCACCGGCCGCGCCGCTTCGCCACCACAATTGCCGACAATTCCGTCGGGTGGCGACGGCGCGGAGGCGGCCAAGTAAATGGGCGCCGGGGTTCGCCGTCGGCAGATCCGCCCCACCATGTCGGGCGAACTGCGCCACGTCGGCAATCTCGAAGTGCGCGCCGGCGGCCTCGATGCGTCGGGCACGCCGTCGCAGGACTTTGTGCTGTGGGCCGAGAACGTGCTGTTCGCGATTGACGACTGGAAGTCGCCCGAGACGTTCCAGGCGCAGCAGGTCGAGGGCCAGCAGACCACTCGCATCCGGATCCGCTATCGGCCGGGCGTCCTTGCAGGCATGCGGCTGGTGTACTGCACGAACCCCGGTCAATCGCCGGCGATCTTCGAGTACTACGAAATCACTGGCCTCACGCGCGACATCACGCTGCGCGTCGAGATCCAGCTGAATTGCATCAAGCGCGACGCCGCCGGCTTTCGCGCGGGAGCCACCCCGTAATGGCCGCCTCGTCCACGCTCGAGGGCGTCGCCGCACTCACCGCGCAGCTGCAGGCCTTGGGCAAGCTCGAGGACGGTCTCGCGTTGAAACGCGCCTGCAAGGCCGGGATCAAACCCGCGCTGCTGCGCGCCCAGGAGCTCATCGCGGTGGGCACAATTCCGTTTCGCACCTATGACGGATTGCTGGTCGCGCCGGGCTTCGCGAAGCTGAGCTTGCGCACCATCTCAACCATCAATTCGGCGAAGAACGTTGCGAGCGGTATTTTGGGCGTGCGGCAGCGGGCCTACTACGCGACTCAGTTCCTCGAGTTGGGCACGCGCAAGATGGCGGCCCAGCCGTGGCTGCGGCGCTCGCTTCTCGAGACGCGCGATGCCTGCGAGGAAGCGTTCCGCGCGAACCTGCTCAAGTCGGTCTTGAAAGCGGCGAAAGGCCAATGACGCTCGAGCAAGGCATCCTGCAGTTTCTCTCAGGCGTCGCACCCGTGACGGCGGTCGTGGGCACCAACCTTTATGGGCTGATCCGCGAGCGGCTGCCGCCCCAGGTCGCGCAGCTGCCGGCCGTGATGGTCCAGCGCACCACGACGCTGCGCGATGTGCTGTTCTGTGGCACCGACACGCTGGTCTCGACCGACATGCAGGTGGACTCCTACGCCATGACCGGCGACGATGCGTGGGCGCTGGCGAAGGCGCTGCGCAAGGCGCTCGTCGATTTCACCGGCAATTTCGGCGAGGTCGCGATCGACACGGTGCACCTGACCAACGAGTTTCCGATGACCGATCCCGAGCCCGGGATCATTCGCATAGTTCAGCTGTACAACATTTGGTATCAGGAGGATTGAAACGATGGACACCCCTAGCTCAGCTTTCGTTGGTAAAGTTTTTTTGGAGGTCGGCAACGGCGAGTCGCCCGAGACCTTCTCTCGCTATTGCGAGGTTGCCGACATGTCCGGCATCGGCACCAAGAACGATCAGGTCGATGTCACCACGTTCTGCTCCAACGGCTTCAAGGAGTATGTCGCGGGCCTCTCCGACGGCAGCGAAATGTCGTTTGGTGCGAACTTCTCGATGGACGAGCCCATTCAAGAGCAGCTGATGGACGACGTCGACGACAAGAATCGCCGCAACGTCCAGATCGTGGTCGAGGGCTCATCGCCGCCCTACATTTTCCACGCCGAGCTCGCGATGCTCTCGTACGATTTCGTGCCGAGCGTCAGCAAGCAAAACACCATCAAGTTCACCGGTAAGTCCACCGGCCGACTCGCGCGCACGTCATGAGTGAGCTCGATTTCAAAGCGAACGAGATCTCGATTCGCGGGCGCACCTATCGCGTGCGGGAATTATCGGGCGCCGAGATGGCCGAAGTGCGCCGGCTCATCAACCACGGCGAGCAGCACCGCTCGGAGCCGTACGTCGCGTGGAAATGCACTCTCGAGCCGCCTGTCGCGAGCGAGGCAGCCGCGATGGCGCTGCCGCAGATCGTGGTCGACAAGGTGAGCGCCGAAGCGTTTCGCTTGACCAAGCTCGATGATCCCAAGGAGGGCGAGCCGGCAAAAAACGCTTAACGCCCCAGGAGCTCTTCGAGCATCGGCTCGCGGCATTGTTGGGGCGCTCGATCGTTGAGATCGGGCGGCTGACGCATCGCGAGACCGAACGCTGGAAATTGTACTGGCGCGAGGAACCGTGGGGACCGATGCGCGATAACACGCACGCCGCGATGATCGTCACGGAACTGCTAAAGCCTCATCTCAAGGAGGGCGCGAAAATTTCCATCGACGATTACCTGTTGAAGCTCCCCGAGGATCGCGACGCCGAGGCCGCGAGCATCCTCGTCCAGAAGCTCGACTACGCCGCCTACCAGGAACGCCGCGCCGCGCGCCGCGCCGCGCGCCAGGTCACCCAGGCCGCAAAAGGGAAACGCCGATGACCGATCTCGCCGCACTCGTCGTTCGGATGCAGGCTGACAACAGCCAGTACATCAAGGCGCTCGACCAGGCCACCAGCAAGCTCCAGTCCTTCTCGAAAGATTCGAACGAAGCGCTCGCAGGGCTTGCCGATAAAATCGGCAGCGCCTTCGCCGTCGGCAAGATCGCGGAGTTCGCCGCCTCGAGCATCGAGAGCGCGGCCTCGCTCGAGCGGCTGTCGCAATCCGCCGGCGTGTCGGTCGAAGGTCTCTCCGCGATGACCCTCGCGGCGGCCGCCTCCGGACTCTCGCAGGACGAGCTCGGCCAGTCGCTCAAAAAGCTGAACGTCAATATCGCCGAAGCGGCCGGCAGCGCCAGCAGCAAAGCCGGCGTCGCGTTCCGCGCACTCGGCATCGACGTGAAAAACGCCGACGGCTCGATCAAGGACGCCGGCCAGATCCTGCCCGAGATCGCGAACAAGTTCGCGCAGATGGCCGACGGGCCCAACAAGACCGCCTTCGCCGTGCAGCTGCTCGGCCGTCAGGGCCAGGCGCTCATCCCGGTGCTCGACCAGGGCGCCGCAGGCCTCGCCGCTTTCAAGGCGCAAGCCGAGGCGGCCGGTATCGTCATGTCGGGGCAGCTGGCGGCTGCCGCCGAGGAGTTCTCGCAGAAACTCTCCATCGCCAAAGCGACCGCCGTCGACGGCCTGGGGATCGCGATCTCCGCGCAGTTGCTGCCGGTTCTCAATTCGTTGGTCTCGAGCTTCGAGGCGAACGGCACGGGCGGCGAGAAGTTCCGCGTCATCGCCGAGGAAATCACCACCGCCGTGCAGCTGGTCGCGAGCGTCGTCATCGAAGCGGTCGCGCAGTTCCAGAAGTGGGGGACGGCGATCGGTGCGACGGCGGCCGCCGCGGTCCAGGCCGCGCAGGGCAACTTCACCGAGGCCGCCGAGATTTGGAAGCAGGGCGCGGCCGACAACGTCGCCACCGAAAAAGCCGCAACCGATGCGCTCGCCGGTCTCTGGCACCAACAGACCGCGACCGAGATCGCGGCCGCGAAAGAGGCCTTCGACGCCAAAGAGGCGCTGAACAAGGGCAAAGGGTCAGGACCGAATCTCGAGGCGGCCGAAGCGGGAGCCGCCGGCGCCAAGGAGCTCGAAAAGTATCGCGACGGCCTGAAAGATCAGGCCTCCGCGTTCGACCTGGGCGGCGCCGCCTTGACCGCGTACAAGTTGAAGTTCGGGCCGCTCGCCGACGCGATCAAAGCCGCCGGCGCCGAAGGGCAGAAGATCGCGAAAGAAGCGCAGTCCTGGGCCAACAAGCTGCAGCTCGAGGTCGATACCAAAAAAACCGACGCGACCCGGGTCGCGCTCGAAAATCAGGTCCAAGCGTTCGGCCTCGGCCGGCTCGCGGCCGAGCAGTACGCGATCACCACCGGCGAGCTCGGCAAAGCCTTCGACCGGATGGGCACGGCCGGCAGGGACGCCCAGAAGAATATTCTGTCGCTCAAAGCCGCGCAGATCCGGCAGGAGGATGCCGCCGGCATCACACAGCTCGACAACGAAGCCCTGAAACTCGCCGGGCATTTGCATGAGGCCGCCATGTCGTCGCTCGAGCTGCAGACGCGCCAACAGCGCGCGGACTACACCGCGACCGGCAATCAAACGGGCCTCGACGATCTCGACCGGCAGCAGCATCAGGTCGACCTGCAGGGGCTCATCAACGATCTGAACCTGCGGGCCGATGCGATCAAGCAGCAGCTCGAGATCACCACGGCCGCGTTGGATGCCGAGGTCACCACCGGGCAGAAAACCGAACTCGAGGGCCAGCAGGCGATCGCCGCGGCGCGCTTGCTCGCGCTCGGCCAGCTGCAGGCGATCGGCGCCCAGGAGCAGACCATCGCCAACGACGCCGGCGCGAGCAACGTCCAGCTCGTCGCCGGGGTGCAGAAATTTCAATCGAGCCTGGTCGCGCTGCAGGCGACCACGACGCAGCTGGAGAATTCGGTGCGCTCCGGACTCGAGTCGGCCTTCGCCGATAACTTCTCGAAGCTCATCAGCGGCGCAGAGTCGTTTCGCAAGGCGCTGCGCTCGTTTTTTACCGACATCGAGAAGCAACTCGACCAGCTGGTCGCGAAGGACTTCTCGCAGAGCGTCTTCGGCACGGGCGGCGCCGGCGGCGGCGTTGCGGGCGCGCTCGCCGGTATTTTTGGCGGCGGCCTCGGCGGCGGCGGGGCGGGCGGCATGAACGGCATCATGGGTTTGTTCGGCGGCGGCGGCGCGGGCGTCGCCTCGACCGGCGCGGCGGCGGCGGGCGTGAGTCAGGACTCGATCGCGAACTCGATCTCCGTCGCGCTGCCCGGGTTCGCGGAGGGCGGCACGCTCGGCGCGAATCGCTGGGGCATCGTCGGCGAGAAGGGCAAGGAGCTCGTCTATTCCGGCGCGCACAACATGAACGTGATCCCGGCCGCGTCGGGCAAGACGCAGAACGTCACCAACCATTTCACGATCCAAGCGCCGGGCGGCACGATCTCGCGGGCGTCGCAGATGCAGACCGCGGCGGCGGCCGCGCGCTCGCTCGCCCAGGCCAATAGGCGGAACAATCAATGACGATCATTCCGGATCTCGCGGAGACCTTCCCGGGTTGCCCGACCTACGGGTTCATTCCCGAGCCGAACCTGCTGGTCAAGATCACGGCGCGCGAAGGCGGCTTCGAACGGCGCGACCGCAAGTGGTCGCGGTTCCTGTGGAAATATACCGGCGTGCCAATGGGCGACCAGCCGCAGGAAGACATTCTCGACATCTACGATTTCTGGCTCGCGATGGGCGCGACGTGGTCGGGCTTTCGCTTCAAAGACTGGATGGACTTTCAGTCGTGCCGCATCTCCCGCACGCCGGCGGCGACCGATCAGCCGCTCGAGGCCTCCGCCGACTCGCCGGCGAATTTCCAGCTGGTCAAGGAGTACACCACGAAAAGCGGCCGCACCACGCAGCTGCGCGAGATCACGCGGCCGATCGGATCCACCATCATGATCGCGAACGATGTGGGCGCACCGCAAACCGATTGGACCTTGAACGAAGCGACCGGCGTCGTGTCGATCGGCGACGGTTTCGCGGGCACGCCCACCAGCTGGGGCGGCCAGTTCGACGTGTGGGTGCGCTTCGACGCGCAGTTCAATCCCACGATCTCCAATCATGAAATCATGAGCGTCACCGTGCAGCTGGCGGAAATCCGGACGCCGCTCGCGTGAGACTGCTGCTCGACATCCTGTGCGGGCTCGGGCTGGTGCTGATCGTGGGCGCGTTCGTCGCCGCGGTGGCGTCGCTGTTCATCTTCACGAATTGGCGCGTCGGTCCGTGAAGACGATCCCGGCGCAGCTGCTCGCCGACTTGAAGGCCGATGCCACGTCCCTCGCGTTTCTCTGGACGATCCAGATGGGCAACGGCGAGATGATCCGCGGCACCGAGCACGATCGGGACATTACGATTCCGACCACCGGCGACTCGCCGGTCGACATCTTCGCCGGCACTTACTACGCGGTCGCGAACGTCACCGCCGGCGACGTCTCGAGCAACACCGACCTGTCGGTCGACAATTTGGAAGTGACCGGCGCTTTCCAGGGCGACACCGACGCGGATTCCCCGCCGCGCGGCAACACCGTGCTCGATGTGACGGTCGACGATATCGAAGCGGGCCTGCTCGACGAGGCGCCCGTGACCGTGCTGGTATGCAACTGGATGGAGCCCGCCCACGGCTACTACATCATCAAGTCGGGTTTCTTGGGAACCATCAGCCGCGACAGCGACGGCAAGTACACGACCGAAGTTCGAGGCCTCACGCAGCTGCTGTCGCAGACCGTGATCCGCACCTTTACCGCGTCGTGCAACGTGGTCGAGTTCGGCGACGCGCGCTGCAAATTCAACGTGACTCCCCACATCATCACCGGCACGGTGGCGGAACCCGACACCCTGCAGCAGTTCTCCGTCGACCTGGTGCAGGGCTCGCCGCCGTCGGGCTTCAGCTACGTCGGCGGCAAGCTGACGTTCACCAGCGGCGCCAACGCCGGTTACTTTCGCGAGGTCAAGCTCGATCCCAATGCGAACGGCGGCGTGGTGCAGTTTTGGGATCAATTCCCGAACCCGATGGCGCCGGGTGATGCGTTCACGCTCAAGCCGGGCTGCGATCGCCAGCCGCTCACCTGCGGCAAGATCTACGGCAACATCCTGAATATTCGCGCGTTCGGCCTGTACATCCCCGGCCTCGATTCGCTCACCGCCGGCCCGACGACCACCAGCGAGCTCGGCTCATGATCACGCCCGACGCCCTGATCGCCCAGGCGCGCGAGTGGCTCGGCGTGCGCTTCTTGCACCAGGGCCGCACGCGGATGGGCTGCGACTGTTTGGGATTCATCGGCGGCATGCTCGCCGAGCTCGGCTGCACGGTCGGCCTCGAGAACCTGCCGTTGAACTATGCGAGGAACCCGCAAGCACTGCTGGTCGATACCCTGAATCGCGTCACGCACACGATCGAGCTACAGCCGGCCGCGCTGGTGCTGATCCAGTTCCCGAACACCAGCCACCCGTCGCACGCCGGCATCTTCACCGGCTCGACGCTGATCCACTGTTACCAGGGTGTCGGCCGCGTGGTCGAACACGGCTATCAGCGGCCCTGGATCAAGCGCACCGCCGGCTTCTGGGCGATCCCGATGGTGATGTATCTCTAACCTGGGCCAAGCAGCGCTGATCGTCGTCGGGACGGTCGTCGGCGCGTATTTTGGCAATCCCGAATTGGGTTTCGCGCTTGGGAGCCTGGCGGGCTCCGCGCTGTTCCCGACGCAGCTGCCGGCCGGCCCGCAACTCACCGACAACCGAACCACCACCAGCACCATCGGCGAACCCGTGCCGATCTTGGCCGGTACCGCGTGCGTCTCGGGCACGGTCATCTGGCTCGCGCCGTACGTCGAGAGCGAAAACAACGTGGGCTCTAAAGGCGGTCCGCAACAGGAGCAGTACAGCTACCAGCAGTCGATCGCGATCGGGTTTTGCGAGGCGATTAAGGACGGCGACACAGCGATCGCCGGCGTCTCGCGCATCTGGGAAAACGGCACGCTCGTATACGACATCCGGCCCCAGCAGCCTGCGAGCACGGAGCTCGGGACGCTCGCCGAGACCGACGATCAATATGCAGATCGGCTCGCCGCTTCGGCGGTCTACGCCGAGACGTTTGTGCTGTATCTCGGCAGCGAAGATCAAATGCCGGACCCGACCATCGAAGCGCTCCAGGGCGTCGGCATGACGCCGGCGTTTCGCGGCCTCGCGTACATCGTTTATCCGCTGCGGCTGTTGCAGACCGCGCAGGCCTGGCGACATCCGAACTTCAAATTCGAGTGCTACCAAGCGGGCACCGGCCTGTGCACCGACACCACGGAGTACTCGAACCATGTCCTCTATCCGTGGGCCGACATGGCGCTCAACGCCAACACCTACCAGATCACCAACATGGATTCGGCAGCGGTGAACTTCGCCGCCTATGAGCCGACCGTCGGCACGATTTACCCGAGCCTGCCAGATGCCCTCGCGGCGGCCGCGACCTTCTACGGGCACTCGATGGACGTGCTGTTCGGCTACGCGATCACGCAGGGCAGCTGGGACCTCAACGTCATCGGCGGCCCGAGCTATGTCACGCGGCCGGCGCTCCCCGACCCGTGCGCGATCGATCTGCACTACGGCTTCCAGGCGCCCGCCGGCGGCTTCTACTCGGTCGACCAGCCGGGCGGCGGCGGCGGTCTGTACAGCATCCCCGGCAGTCAATGGTGGTACGCGGGAACCGTCACGCTCACCCTGGGCGAACCGGGCTCCGACGACACCGCGCCGTCCTGGCCGTCCCCCTACACCCACGGCAGCCGCTACACGCCGGCCTTCTGGTTCGCGCAGATCACCGACCTGGTCATCACGGTGACGCGCTATCCGTCGCCGCCGGCAGACCCCTGCACCGGCTTGACGCCGGTCCCCGAGCTCTCGGGCTATGCGTTCAACGCCGAGGGCAACATCGTCAAGTGCGGCGCGTGGACCTATGACACGACAAAAAATTACAAGGTCCTGCAGCAGTGGAGCGGACCGCTCGGCGAGGGCGGCGATGAGCTTACCGTCGTCGTCAAGTACCCGCTCAATCCGTGCATCCCCGCCGGCGGCGCGGAGTATGACGATGAGGCGTTCTGGACGGCGGCCTATGCGGCGGCCGTCGCCAACGGCCAGATGGCGGGCGGCCTGACCTACAACGAGGGCTATCCGGTCATTCAAGATTGGGGCTATGCGATCGACGCGCAGGTGTGCGAAGGCGGCGGCGCGGCCGCGTCGGTCGGCGCGTTCATTGCGGCGATCTGTCAGCGCGCCGGCCTGACCGCGATCGACGTCAGCGACATGAACGATATCTACATGGACGGGTACGCGATCTCGCAGGTGTGCAGCGCGACCAGCATCTTGACGCCGCTGCGCTCGATCGCCTTCTTCGATGCGGTCGACTCGGGCACGGTCTTGCGCTTCCAGTCGCGCGGCAAACCCATTGTCGCGACGTTCACCACGGACGATTTCGGCTGCTACGACGGCGGCGGCGCCGACGATAAAGTTCCGCCTTCGATCACCGTGGCGCGCGCCGACGAGAGCACGCTGCCGCGCACTATCCGCCTGCACTATGTGGCGAGCTCGCGCGACTATGAGAGCGGCGAGCAGGACTCGCCGTTCCGCCTGACCTCCTCGTGCGTGAATGACGTCGACGTGCAGCTGCCGATGGTGCTCGGCGACACGCAGGCCATCCAGGCCGCCGAAGTGATCTGGGCCGACGCCTGGGCGCAGCAGAACGGCTACACGCTCGCCGTCGATCAGTCGTGGTCCGAGCTCGAGTGCGGCGATTGCATCGGCGTGCCGGTCGACGGCGTGATCCAGCGCATGCGCATCGCGAGCGATTCGAACGCCTCGGGGGTGCTGCGCACCATGAAGTGCGTAGCCGACGATGAGGGCGCGTACATCTCGTTCGCCGTCGCCAACGCGCCGCTGCGCCGGCCGCAGACCCTCACGCTGCTCTGTGGCACGCAGGTGGAATTTTTGGATCTGCCGGCCTTGCAGGACTCGGATTCCAATCCGGGTTTCTACATGGCCGCGCAGCGCACGGAGACCGGCAACCGCTGGAAGGGCTGCGTGGTCTATCAGTCGATCGACGGGGGCCTTACCTTCACGCCGCAATTCTCGCTGACGACTGAGGCGACGATCGGCACGTTGCAGGCGGCCATTCCAGCATCGCAGTGTTTCGTCTTCGACGATACGACCGAGATTCTGGTGAACGTGCTGGACGCCACGTTCACCTTCGAATCGATCACCGACTCGGCCGTGCTCGCCGGCGGCAACGCGGCCGCGATGGGTGCGCCTGGCCGATGGGAAATTGTGCAGTTCGCGACCGCCGAGCTCGTCTCCCCGACGCAGTGGAAACTCACGCGGCTGCTGCGCGGCCGGCGCGGCACCGAGTACGTGTGCGGTAGTAGCACACCCGGCGACACGCTCGTGATGCTCTCGACCGGCGACTTAAACCGCGTGCTGCTCTCCACCGCACAGATCGGCGCAAGTTTCATTTACAAATCGGTGTCGATCGGCGCGAGCTACGGCAGCGGCGTCGATACGCCGTTCGCCGGCCACGCCCAGGCGCTCATGCCCTTCTCGCCGGTCGATCTGAAGGCCGAAGGGCAGACGAGCGGCAATATCCTCTTGAGTTGGACGCGGCGCGATCGCCTGGGCCGCACGTTGATGTCGGGTGTGGATATGCCGCTGTCCGAAGCGACGCTTGCTTTCCAGGTCGATATCCTGGGGGCCGGCAGTCCCGCCGTCGTGCTGCGCACGCTCACGACCAGCAGCACGTCGGTCGTGTACGCGCTCGCCGATTGGGAAGCGGACTTCGACACCCCGCCGGCGTCCCTCTTGCTTCACGTCTATCAGATGTCGGCCGTCGTCGGGCGCGGCATTCCGGCGATCGCCACCGTCACCCTAGAAGGTCACAGCATATGAGCGGCACAGCAACCCCGAATCTCGGCCTCGAATATCTCTACTCCTCGCAGGAGGAACCCGAGGTCAAGATCAATGCCGCCTGGGACGCGATCGACGCCGCGGTCGGCGCGGGCGTCGGCATCGAGGTGAGCGAATCGGGCGACTCGCCGGCGGGCAACGTGCTGGGCGCGCGCCGCATCAAGTTCGTCGGCGCGACCGTCACGGAGGAAACCGATTCCGTCGCGGTTGTCACGATCGATACGAGCAGCGAGAGCGGCGGCTCGCCGATCGAAGTCACGGACGGCACCACCAGCGTGACCGACGTGACGCTCATCACCGTCATGGGCGCCACCGTGTCAGAAGCGAGCGCCGGCCACGCGGTCATCGAGCTCGAGACGCCGAGCGAGATCGCGAGCGGCGGCGGCGGCAACGTCACGCCGGATAGTCACCCGGCCTCGCCGTCGGCGATGAATGACGAGTTCGAGGAAACCGAAGTCGACATGAGCACCTGGGGCTGGGTCAATCAGAACGGCGCAACGGCCGTCACTGCGAACGGCTCGCTGGTCATGACCGGGGAACTGACCAACACGTCGACGCGCGGCATGGAAATGCTGCTCCAGGATCTGCCCGGAGAGGACGCGACGTTTCTGATCAAGATCGCGTTCGCGGTCGCGACCAGCAACAACGGGGGCGGCCTGTGCCTGCGCGAGTCGGCGACCGGAAAGCTCATGCGCTTCGGCTCGGCCTTTTTCGGCTCCCCGTATTTCGACGTGTCGTCGTACACCAATCCGAGCACCAACAACGCGGCGATCGATCAATATGCGTGGCCCTATTGGGTGCTCTACGGCCTCACGGAGTGGCTGTATTTCCAGATCGAAATCAGCGGCACCAGCATTCTCTTGAGCGTGTCGCACACCGGGCTGCCGGGTTCGTTCCACTTGGTCACCACCGTTGCGTTCACGACGCCGTTCACCACGGCGCCCGATCAGATCGGCTACTTCGTCGAATCCTTCAGCGCCGCGAGCCAGGCGGCGGTGTTCAGCGACTATTTCCGGCGCACCGCATGATCGAGCGCGACGACAACGGACGGCTCGCCGGCTTCGAGCGCCTGTATCTCGAGTACCTGTGGCAGCTGGCGGCTGCGGTCGCGGGCGGATTTGCTGCAGGCGCGCTCGTCGGTTTTTTCGTCGGCCGATCGCTGCATTCGTAAAAGCCGGGACGCGCTTCTGCGACGGAGCGGGGCGGTGCGCTCAAAGTGCGCGCCGCATCCCACTTTGTCCCACCGGAGCCCATCCATGCAGATCCCCGAGGAAATCGAAACCGAAGCGAACGCGCTCAAGGTCGGCATCGCCACCGCCGCGCGCACCGCCGAGACGAAGCTCGTCGCCGACGAAGCCATCGCGATCAACTGGCTGAAAACGCACAAGGCCCAGGTCATCGGCGCGTTGGTGTTCGTCGGCACGCTCATCGCCGTGTTCCTGATCGCGCGCAAGTGATCACGCAGAACGAGCTCGCCTTCCTCGCGCTGCTCTCGCACAGCGAGGGCTCCGACCGCGCGGCCGATCCGTATCGCGTGTGCTACGGCTATCCCGAACCCTGGTCGCACACCATCGTGAGCCTGGCGCAGCATCCGGCCTGCCCGGCGGCCGATGGCTCGCCGCCCGAGTGGATCGGCCGTGAGGGTCACGTCGGCGAATCGTTGGCGAGCTTGGGTCCGCGCTACGCGCATAGCGTCTCGACCGCGGCGGGCCGATTCCAGATCAACAAACCCAGCTGGGAGGAAGGTGTCAGCGCGCTGCCGCTCATCCTCACCGACTTCGAGGCGGCCTCGCAAAATCGCTGGTGCATCTGGTGCTTCGAGGCCAAGGGCGCGCTCGAGCTCATCAATTCCGGCAACATCCAACCGGCGATCGGCCGATTGCGCAACGTCTGGGCGAGCCTGCCGGGCGGCGACTCGGGGCAGCCTGAAGACAAACTCGCCGACCTGATCGAGGTCTACACCGGCGCCGGCGGCGCATTGGCGTGAACAAGCAGGCTCGGCTCGACGCTGCCGAGATCTTCGACAGCTGGCGCGTCGTGCCTCGAATATTTCTCTTCGGCTACAGCGGCCTGGTGCTGTGGCTCACGATCTATCTGCCACGAGAGTTTTTCGCGCTGCCGGCCGCCGAGCGCACCACGCAAGTGACGGCGTTCGCGGGCACGGTCCTCACGGCCGCTTATGGTGCGCTGCCCTGGGTGTATAAGATCTACGCCGACAACGGCCGCAATTGGGACGCCGGGCCACAGCCGCCGGCGGCGCGCGATGACGAACCCTATGTCGAAAAGGCGGCGGTATGAGCAGCCGCTGGCCGCCGACCCGGCCGAGCATCCCCGAAATCGAACTCTATCCGGCGTTCGACACGACGTTGACCAGCGGGCTCGACGAGACGGTGCGCAACTTAAAAACGCTGCGCCACCGCGCGCAGGGCGACGAGGAAGCGAACCGCTGGCAGCTGCAGGCCTTCGAGGATCTGCGGGCCGAGGTCTTGAGTTTGCGCGCCTCGCACGCGACGCTGGTCGAAGGGCTCAACAAAAAAGCTTCGCTCTCCGCCCAGCGGAAATTCGAGGCCGCGCTCACCGAGCGCATCGACAAGCGGATCGATATCATTCGCAACGTCGCCTGTTGGGCGATTGGCGTCCTGGTCGTGGTCATGGGTTTAATCAAGGTGATCAAATGATGGAACGCACGCAGTGGATCCTCTTTTTTTCAATCGTCGGCTGCGCGCTCACCGCGGCCGCCATCGCGCTGCTGGTTTCGCTGCACAAGCGGCACGGCCACAGCGGCAACACGCCGGGCGACATCGGGCCGATCGCCACGTCGATCGATCGGGTGACAACCGCGGTGCGCGACTCGCGCGTGGAAAGCGCGGCGGCCGCGCAGGGCATCCGCCAGCAGATGGACGTCGACCACGTCACCATCGAAAGCGAAATCAAGCACGTGAGATCGACGCTCAACTGGGTCAAAGCGGTCCTGCAGCGCTGGTTCATGAAACACCCGGGCGAGCCGCCGTCCGATGAGAACAGGTCATGACGTCCCTGCAACGACTCGGGCTCGAGCTCGCCGGCGCCGTGCTGATGGTCGCGGCGTTCATCGGCTGGTGGCAGATGCACAACCACGCCGAACAGAAGATCGGGGCGACTCAGTGCATCATTTCAACGACCGAGGTCAAAGCGACGGCGCTCGCGACCGACACCGGGATCGAAGCGGCCCAGGCCGCGCAACTGAACGAGGTAGTGAAAACCTATGCGACGCAACTGGCTGATTCTGCTGCTACCAACAGTGCTCTCGCTGACCGCGTGCGCGACTACGCGTTACGTTCCGGCGCCGTGTGCCATTCCGGACCCGCTGCCGCCGGCGGCAGCGCCGACCGAGGATTACCCGCAAGCCAAACAGCGGATGCTGCTCGACCTTCCCGACTTGCCGCCGACACGGACGCCCTCCTCAACGCCTGCGACGCCGACCACGACAAAGTGATTCTGCTGACCAACGCGTACAACGATTGGCGCGATCGAATGATCGCGGCGGGAAAATCCGGGGGACCGTAAAAGGAAACGGGGCGCTTGCAACGGGGCGCCCCGGGGCCGCATGGGCCCACACCGGTCCCGAACTTACTTAGCGGCTGCTGCGTCCGCCGCTTTTTCCCGAGCGAGAGTTTTGGCGCTCGGCGGCTGGTGACGTAGCTGCTCCTTGGTTTTTTTTCCGGCCACGGCGGCCGGCTTCGGTCGTTTGTTGCTGACGGGGGGGGGTGTCGGGGTTAATGCCATCGCGGATCTCCTTCGATCGTGGTTGTGCGGCGCGCTCGAGCACCGCGGCGTAATGGGTCATGCAGTCCCCATGACCGCAATAGTACCCCGTCCAATCGGTGAGCTCGTAGCCGAGCGGCGCCGCCAGGCGCTCGAGATTCCAGCGGGCGACGCCCAAGTACTCGGGATACATCGCGCTGTTGCCGAACTTCTGCACCGCGGGGCGCAGGCTCTCGACGTCCCACCCGCCGGTCAATTTCAGCTTCATCCGTACGCCGTCGTTGACCACGACGCCTAAGCGCTGCGGCCACGGCCGCTCGGAACCGAAAAAAGCCGCGAGCACTTTCCACGGCTCGCCGTACGGATCGAGATCCACGAAGTTGACGGCCAGGTGCGCGCCGGCGCCGGCGGCGAGTGACTTCACGCAGTCCGATTCGTACACCGCCCAGGTCGGGCGCTGCACGGCGAGCCGTTCAGCCTTTGCCGCCTTTTCCTCGAACGCGATCCCCTGCAGGATCTCGCTGTACACCCGCTTCCAGATTTGTCCCAGCCCAGCGTGCGTTTCCAGCACGATCGGGTTCGGGATTTTTTTGAGCAGACTCCACCGGAGCGAGGTCTTCCGGTCCAGCGTCGTGTTGTCCTTTTTCATGTAAATACACCTTGCAGATGGCGAGCAGCGCATCGCCGCGCGCAGCCGTGCCCGTGGCCGCCAGCGCGCGTTCAATCAAGTTCATGTCCGCGACCGCGATCACCGCCTTGACCACGGGCAGGCCTTTCTGCAGCAGCTCCTCGCCGGTCTTGCTGGCGCTCGCGAGCGTCGCGCCTTCGGCCTGGTCGCGCAGGTCGTCGAACAGCTGGTTCAATGAACCCGATCCCAACTCGAGATCGTGCAGGAGCTCGGTCAGCTTCTCGCCGTCCATCACCGCCATGCCCGCCATCGGATCGAGCGAGGCGAGCGCGGCGCGTTCCTCGTCCTCGGTCAACTCGACGTAGCTCACCGGGATCAGGGGCTCGCCGCGCGCGGCGGCCGCCGCCACCCGCAGATGCCCGTCGATCAGGTGGCCGGTCGTGCGGTTGATGACCGGCTTCTGGATCCAGCCGATGGTCTCGAGCGAATCCTCGAGCGTTTCGCGCTGCAGCTTCGGATGCACGCGCCAGTTGAGCGGGTTCGCCGTGATCGCGGACGGATCGGCCTGGCCGTCGGCTACGATGCGATTGCGCCAGCCGGACGGCTGCGCCAGGTCGTGTGGCACGCGAGCGGCGCGCTTCATGGCGTGATCTGCGCTTCGACCCACACGCGCATGCAGTGGTAGCGTTCCTCGTCCGTCACGCGGCGATAACAAAAATCGTCGTCATTCATGAACTCGATCTCCTGCACCAGAGCCGGCGCGATGCCGAAGGCCTTCGCGATACCGTCCGGGTCCTCCGGATCGAGCTTGAGCATGTCGATACCGCGCTGCCGTCCCACGCTGCCGATCGCGCAGACCTCGGCGCCCTCGATCAGCGCACCGGCGATCAGGCGCTTCTCGGACAGCGCATCGAGCGCGGCCAGCAGTTCTTTGAGGAACGCTTGCCCGCGTCTGCCGCGGATCGCCCGGTTCACGGCGCCGCGCCACAGGTCGATGTTCTCGCAATCGTCGGAATAACCGGATCTGCTCATAGCGCTAACTCCTTTTGCCGGCAGCGCTCTTGAAGGCCTCGGCCAGTGCTCGGAGGTTTCGGGCGGCATCAACATGGCTTGCAGCATGCGGTGCGCGCACTCGCTACAGACGCCGCGGCGGGTGTCGTGGTTGACCGCGACCCAGTGACAGGCGCCGCCCATCGCGTCGTCGCAGGCGTGCAGGTCATCGCAGCCACAGCCGATGCACGCGACCACCATCAGCGGCCGCTCGCGGCGGCGCCGGTTCGGGGAAACTTGCAGCACGGCGCCCACTAAAGTGCATCCGGGCGATGCAGATTCGGCGGCTCGGCGTGCAGCAGCTGCGGCTGCAGCGGATGACCAAAGGTCAAGATCTGGTGCCAGATCCGGCCATGCACCAGCAGCTGCCAGCGCTCGCGCCAGGTGAGCGACCAGCAGCACGTCACCGTGCCATCGGCGGCGACGTGCGCGGGCATGGCGACGTATTCCGGCTGATGCTCCGCAATGATGGTGGTGCGGCCGGGGAAGTCGGTTAGCTGCATGGTTTGGTGCTCCTTTTGCCGTAGCTGGTTGGATATACAGTGCCCGGGGAAGAACGCAATAGGAAGCCCGTAGCGCCGACTTGGGGGGTGGGGGCGGTAGGGTGGTAGGGGGGGTGCCGGGTGTTACCGGAGGGCGCGCGGCTTTGCGCCTTGGATGGTGCGCCCTGGGCGTGCTTGTGGCGTGAGGGCGGCCGGGGGGTGCGCCCTGGCGTGAAGTCCGGAAACTGTCCCAACCCCCCTGGGACAATGGGACAAGTGGGAAAAATGGGCGCGTGTAAGTGGTTGAAAAGTGGCTCCCCGGGACGGATTCGAACCGCCGACCAACGGATTAGCAGTCCGTTAGGATTTTGAGATTTTTGAAGGGGTTGAGCGCAATTCTGTCCCATCTGGGAGCCCAACAAAGCCGCCCCGGTTACGGTTGGCCCCGAGCCGTGGGACAGCGCGCCCATGTGGGACTTTGGTCCGTTGGCGCGGCCGTTCATTCGCGCACCTTCGTTATTTCCATCCGCACACGCTTGCCAGTTGGCGTACGGACAAAGATCGCCGCGCCGTAGCCGTAGCTCTCGATCTGTCCGCGCCGCAAGCGGTCTCCGTGGTCCCAAGTGACCTCGGTGCCTATCGGGTAGTCGATCTCCATTTGCTTGGCTGCCTTGTGCTGTAGTAGCACGGCGTGTGCGAGGAGCTTTTTGGTTTTGGTGGTCACCCGAGAATCCAGCGCGTGCAATAGCCGCTGAAGGGGAGCGCCGCTTTGCCGTACTGCGAGGCGAACCAGTCCGCCATCGTCAGCGCGTTCTCGAATCCATCGCGGCGCGCGAAGTCATCGGCCATCCATGACGCCAAACCTATACCCCGAATCTTGACCTTGCCGCGCGCCGGATCAATCTCAACTGCGAAACAGTCGGACACGGTCCCGGTCGCAAGCAGGCGCGTCGCCTTGGTGCGAAGTCCGGTGTAGAGCTTAACCGTCTCGCCGAGCCGGGGCACGCGCCCGTCCTTGCGGTGCAGCCGGATCGTTTGCCGTTTCGCGCCGGTTGCAACGCTCTCGGCGAACTGCCGTTTGAAATTAAACACGACCGTCATCGCACCGGCTCCGCTCGCAGCGGCGGGAGCTCGAGCACCTGGCCCGGGTAGATCAAATCCGGATTCTTGATCTGTGGGTTGGCCTGCAAGATGTCGAACCAGGCGAGCGGATCGCCGAGCTCGCGGCTCGCAATGCTCGCGAGCGTGTCGCCAGCTTGGACGGTGTAGGTAGCCATCAGCGCACCTGCTCCGCTCGGCGCGGCGGGAGCTCGAGCACCTGGCCCGGGAAGATCAATTCCGGATTCCCGATCTGCGGGTTGAGACCCCAGATGTCGGGCCACGCGAGCGCATTGCCGAGTTCGCGCCTCGCAATGCTCGAGAGCGTATCGCCGGCTTGGACGGTGTAGGTAGCCATCAGCGCACCGGCTTCACTTTTGAGCCGAGCTCGAACTGCCCGGCGGTGCTCAGATCAACCTGATCGAAATGGGCATTGATCAGACGGCAGGCTTGACCGAATGCTTCGCCGCGGTCCATGTCCATATTTTGCCCGCGACTTCCACGAGGCATCGGGCCTTTTCGATCTTGGATATTGAGCAGCGGTTTCTCGCGCAAAATCGCGCGGCGTTCGTGGTGGCGTGCGTCCCCTCTGGACTCGAAGCGCTGTATGTGAATGACCCGCGCTCGATCAAAAAAAACAGATGATCCAGCGTGAGTCTCGAGCCGGCTAAGCACAGAGTTGCTTATTCCCACGTAGATCAATCGGCCGACGTCATCGAAGACGCGGTACAGACAAAAACGGTAGGGAGATCTGGGCGGAAGTCTCACCGCGCGTAACTCCGACTCGTTCATCAGCGCACCGTCTTCGCCTTGAAGGCCGGGTCCGCGTGTAGCGCTCGCATGCGCGCGGCGAGTTCGACGATCCACCGGCTTGGCTGGATAGCGGCAGGAATACGGGCAGCCCGGTCCGTGTATTTTTCGGAGGTGCTGCACCTGGCTCTCAAGTTCAATCGCCTTGGCGCTCCCGGTCGGGCGACGGTACCGAACTTCCTCGCGCCCATCAGGCCATGTGTAAACGACCTCCATCAGCGCACCGGCTTGAGCGTTTGCGCTCGCACGTAGCGCACCAGCATCCCGGCGTCGTGGCCGAGCACGTTTATCAGGCGCTCGCGGCCCCGCTCGAGGTTGCGGCTAGAGCGCGCGATTGCGCCCTTAGGCGTCCAGCGGCGCGCGGCCATCAGCGCCACGTCACTGCCACTGCAACCGCCTCTGATACCCGCACGCGGTCTAGCAGATAGCAGCCGCGCACGCCGTCAAGCCAGATGACGGCGCTGTGCCCGCTTAGCACTTCGGCGGCGCTGCGCGTTTTGGTCTGCAGCTGCTCGCCGTTGTCCCTGGTCAGCACGACATCGCAGCCAACCGGATTGACGGCGTTCCACGCATCGCACTCCGCCTGGAGTTTTGCCACCTTGCGCGCGCCCATCAGCGCACCGGCTTCAAGGTCTGCGCGCGCACATAGCGCACCAGCATGCCGGCGTCGTGGCCGAGCACGTTGTGCGTTGCATCGCTCGCGGCCTTCGGGCGAAGCTCGCGGAATTTGAACGCCGCGCCGAAGCGTTTCATGGCGCACTGCAGACCGTCCATCGTGTAGGGACGTCCCGCCGCGCTCACGAACACGTGCTCGCAGGTGGACCGCGCCAGCGCGAGATCCACGAAGTGTTTAAGCCGCGGGCTCCAGCTGATCTTGCGCAGCTTGCCATCCTTCGACTGGCGGAGCTCGATCCCAAAGTCGGTAATGTTCGCGCGCTGCAAGATCCGCAAGTCGCCCTGGCGCAGGCCGGTCAGGTACGCGACCGCAAAGAGCTCCGCGAGGCACGGCGGCGCGCGGTCGAGCTCCGCGCTCAAGACCTCGTCCGGCACGTAGACCTTGCTCGGGGTTTCCTTGTTGCGCCGCACGCCGTAGCACGGATTCGTGCCGCACCAGCCGAAGCGCATTCCCCAGGAAATGATCGCGCCCAAGGTCGCGCGCTCGCGATTGCCGCCGATCGGCGCGCCCTCGACTTTGCGCAGCTGCAGGTACTGCGCGACGTGCGTCGCCTCGAGCGTGTTCAGCAGCATGTGCCCGAAGTGGTGCTGCAGGCGGCCGTTGATCTGGCGCAGATACTCGGGCTGCGTCGCGGGCTTCAATTCGCCGAGCGCGCGCGCCACGTACAGGATCATCAGCTGCCCATAGGTCGCGGGCCGGTCCGACGTGTAGACCTGGAGCGCCGTGTACAGCGCGGCCGCGCCTTCGTCGACGCGCGTCAACGGTAGGTCTTTGCCTTCGTGCCGGTAGTAGTAGCGGCCGTGCTTTTCGCGGACCTTTGGCGGCAGGTGCTTGACCACCGTCGGCTTCGGCAGCGTCGGCTTGGGCGCGACCGGGAACAGAATGATTTTGCTGTCGTCGTCGTTGATGCTCATTTGACGCACCCGTGCATTTTGCCGATCTTCCGGTTGAGGATATCGAGCTCTTTTTGCGCACGCGCCCGGGATCGCGCGAGCGCCTTGCCCTGTTTCGCGGTGCGCAGCGGCGGCTCGCCGTTCGCCAGCCGAATCACGCCGCGCGAGAGTGAGCCGCCGCCGGCGGCGCGCAGCTGCTCGGCGAGCTCCTTGGGCAAATGCACCATGGAACGCACGCCGGGCGTGTCCGCTGTGAGAGGCGGACGGCCGCGCCTGGGTTTGATGGGTAACTCCGTCATGTGGGCTCCGTTTTTGTTTGAAACCGAGACCCTATTTTAGCAGCTTAATTCCGCGATTAAAAGCAGCACAAATTTACGGCCGTGACTTGGGAAGCAGCGGCGTGACGTTTTTTTTGGGCGC